GTCTTGCGTTGGAGCTTCGCTTGTGAAGGGGTCGATCTCACCCCTCATGATCTTTTTGACGAACTCCTGATTGGGGTAGATCAGTTTGCCGTCCCGATCCTTCAGGCGCTCACCAATACGAATCAACTCTTTGGCGAGGGCTCTTTCCTTAACCGCGACAGATTGCCCCTCTTGGATAATGCCTTTCTCCGTCATTGCCTCGACGAACTCAGGCTCAAACAGCTCCATGCCGTTGACGTTTGCAGCCTTGCGCTGGGCATAAAGCTGCATCCACGTCTTGCTTCTCAGGTTGGGGTCTTTGCTTTGATCAGGCTTGTCAAAGACCGGCTCATAGTTGGCAGTCTCTCGCAGCTGCTCAATCTGTTTTGACAGAGAATTCTGCGCACCCCGCAAGAGGGTGATCTCATTGCCATCCTCGTCAACCAGCTGACCACTGGCTTCCATTTGCGCAAAGTCTGTGTAGCCCCCAGTGCGGATTGTCCGAGTGATGGCACCACGGATGTCCTTGATCGAGTTTCCATCAGCAACAATCCCAAGCTTCTCTTTAAGCTTTAATGCTGCCGGTGAAGTGTCAGTCTCTAGCTCATACGCCAGCTGATCAATTTCAGCAAGAATCTTCTGACTACCCAGCGCACTTTTGAAGTTGCTGTCAATCTGCTCGTCAATGTTCTCGCCGCGTGTTTTCTGCATCGCCTTATCTAAAAGGCGCTGGGTGTAAGCCATCGGCATGTTGGCTTCAACGCTTACGCGGTTCGCCTTCTCGACCGTCAAGTTGGGATCGGTATAAGCCTCGATGTATGCAGCACGGGCCTCATCAGAAAGAATCTCCCCGCTGCGCTGGTAGCCACTAATGACTTCCATCGCCGTGCCCTGATAGCCCGGGTACTTTTTGAAGATGGCTTTGCGGGCTTCCTCAGGTGACATGCCTGAGTTCATCAATCGCTCTGTGTCTTTACGGACGTTCAGAACGGTCTCGGACTGGCCAGCTTCACGAACACGTCTCTGCAGAGTGTTCAGCCTGTCGTAACCAGAATTGCCCCTGCCATCAGTTTGGGCCCAGTAATTAAGGCCATTAGCCAGGACAAGGTCCTTGGAGGTCGCAACCTTCTGGATGTCCTTGATCAACATCAAAGCTGAATCTGTATCGCCATCGGCAATCAGCTTTTCAATCTGTGTATCGAGACCCGCCAGGAAGCTAGAGAGATGAGTTGATGGCGTTGCAACTGTGGCCTGAGTTGCTTCCTCAACCTGCTGCTTAATCAGGTCGCTCCACATCTCATAGCCCTTGGCTTCCATCTCGTCCGTCCAGTCCGGATCGGTGCGGCGATAGCCCAGTTCTTCTGATTGTTGGAGCTGCTGGCTGGCATAGGCCTGGCCATATCTTTCAAGGCCTAAATCAGCAATAGCCCGCTGGCGGGTTGCATCGATGTCAGCCTCGTTCGCTGCCTGAATGCGTGAAACATCACCAGCTGTCTGGGCAAGCCAGTACGGCTTGAGCTGGCCATAGCCAGTCCGCTCAGACGCATCCGCCATGATGCGGTTACGTTCTGCCGCGAGCTGCTCAGCAGTGGCAGTCGGGCTGGTCAGGATGTCACTAGCCCGCAGGCCAGCATTCACCTGGCCCACGTACTCATTGGAAACTTGAGTTGAGAGCTGCTCCTCAATCAAGTTCTGGGCAAACGGGTTCAGGTTGCTGACGTATGCCCGCTCTGTTTCATTGCCCTGCTTCCAACCCTCGACAATGTCAGGGCTGTTCGCGATGAGATCACCGAGCTGCTTCTCGGCATCTCGCGTCATGTAGTCGTCGTAGAGCTGCTTCGTCTGGTCGCTTTGGACGAAGTCAAAAAACTGCTTTATTGCGCTGTTCTCGTAGCGCTGCTTGCCCTCCGCTATCCCCCGGTCATAGACCGCCTGAGGGTTGCGGGTGTCTTTGAAGTTGCTGTTATTGATTCGCTGATTGCCAGTGTTATCAATAACGCGGCCTGTCATCGAGCCAGGACGCTCCCGCGCCCCGGCACTGATCATTCCAACGCGGGGAGGGTTGTATGCCATCGATCAGCGCTTAACTGGCTTGCCGCCTTTGCACCCTTTCTTGCCTTTTGCCATGATCGGGTTAGTTGAATACTGTCAAGGTAGCCCAATGGCACGTTGTTCGGAAGACCAACTAGCGCAACTTCACGGCCTTGTAGGTGAACAAATTGCAGAATTGATGCAGTCAGATAACCCAAGAGATCGCAAAGACGCGATCATGATGGGCATCAAGTTCCTCAAAGACAACAACGTGACAGCATCACTTGATGCTGCACCTGCACTTGCGGACATTTCTACTAAGTTGCCAAGTGCAGATGAGCTTGAAAAACTAATGACTATGACACCTGACTGATGGTATTCAAGAACCTCAAAAAAGAAGACTGGATCGCAGCAGGGATCCGTGGCCTAAGCACCGGCCTCACCATCTGGGCCGCGACCGGCCTGGGTGGTGATGACAAGGGCGATGGCTACAACCCCAAGCCACCAACCGAAGGAACCCAGACCAAGTACACGCCCATTGGGGATATGGACTTCCTGCCCGATGGGGCGGCCCCGATCTTCAATCAGATCCCCGGGATGCCAGACAGCATCGACTTCGGGTCTGACGTGATGAGCAACATCATGAACGGCCCCAACATGCGGTCCCAGGTCAACTCGATAGGGAACCTGGAACGGCTGGCGTGGGATAGCTCAATCCTCGACAACTTCGACCTGAACAAGGTGATCCCTGATTGGGGCGACGTGTTTGAAGGCCCGATGGGCGACGTGCTGAATCAAGCTGTCGGCAACGGGGTAGACATGAATGGCGTGGTGCCGGGCATATTCCTCAAGCCGGACAACCCCGGCACGGGCCTGATTCAACAGATCCTGCCGTTTGCACAGCAGGGTGTGGTGAACAACCTCGTCCAGAACGAAGCGATTCCGGAAAACGCCTATCAAGTAGGCGACTGGGTAGGCGACTAGATCCAGTTGTTATCGCCGTTGATGCTCTTGGCTTCTGACTGCCTGGCCTGATCAACCGTCATCCCCATGGCGAGACGATCAGGCGTCAGCAGCATGTAGCCCTGCTTGTCCTCGAACTGAGCTTCCAGCCATTCACGCTGGCGGCTCCTGGCGGTTTTCTTTTGGTCCTGCGCAGCCTGCTCCTGGAACCAGGCGATGGCCATGCTTAGGGAGTCCGCCCGGTCATCGTGCAGGAGCGAGCCCCTGTCGTGGGTGAGGCGGCTCATCTGATACAGCAGGCTGTAGCTGGTGTCTCGATCGTCCTTCGCGTTCTTGACCAGATCAGCGTCCGCCTCGATGACACGGCGGTCGAATGCGAGGCGGTGTGTCTGCATGACGGGAGCGAGGGTATCAATGATCCTCAGCTCTTTCCGCTGGTTTGAACGAATGGGCTCAATGCGACACTCCGCCCCGACTTTGACGAGGTAGGGCTTAATTAGCTGGGCATAGATTTCCAGCCCGCCAAAGTTCGTTTCCACCAGGATTTCATTGACGTGGTGCTTTTTGGCGAGAGAGGCGAGAGCTTGCCAAAGCTTTTCGGAGACGCCCCCAAGATGACCGCCTGAGGCCACCACGTAGTAGTTGCCCGCCCATGCCTTGACCACCGACCAACTAAATTCATCGGCTCCTCCGCCTGATGGATCTAGTGCCATCACAGTCGGAACATCGTCAACGTCAATAGTTCCTTCGACGCGATTGGGTCGATAGAAATATGGATCGTGACTCATGCCGACACAGGGCAGATCTTCGATCGCTAAGTGCCTGGATTTCTCGTAGACCATCACCTCAGGGAGGTGCCTATCGATGTCGATAACCATCAGATCACCGCAGCGCAGGGGGTAGCGCTCGGTGTCACTGAGGGTGGCGTCCAGCTGGTACTGCAGCTTGTACTGCATGGTGGACATGCTCAACTCCCGTTGCAGCAACTCGTCTTCGCTGAAGCGGGTGTCGGTGGGCTTGCCTTGGTCTGCCTCCATGCGCTTCTCGATGAGTGGCGCAAGGCAGCCTTTGTATGGAGTCAGATCCGCAGGGACACGGCCTGGCCACATCCGCATCGCGTAATTGAGATCACGATGCAGTGCAAAGTAAATAGAATCAGTTGCACTGTGAGGCGTGCCTAGATAGATAATCTCGCTTTCTGGGCCGGGCTTTAGGATAGCCTCCATCTCGTTAAGTATATTTCTAAGCTTCTCACGTTGTACTTGTGTAAGTGCAGTTGTGGGTGTCTCTCCATCATCAACTAAAATAATCGATGCACGCGACCCGGTCACTTGACCTTGGATTCCAGCTGCACGAACGCTGGGACTTTGCTCAATAAAACTACAAGTACCAACGTCAAATGCGATGCGTGAATATCTACCGTCATGCGAGTCGGGCAGCATGTGGCGCAACCAAGGCACATCAGCAATGGTCTTGAGCATCCACGCCGACATTGCTTCGGCGCGTGACATGGATGCTGAAACCACCAGACACTTCTCCTCTGGGTTGATGTAGAGCCGCCACAGCAAGTACATGGCCGACAGGGTGGACTTGCCGCAGCCCCTGAAGGCGCAGGCAATCCGCCGCTTCGGACCATTCGCCAGGTAGTCGAGGATCTGCATCTGGACTGGGGTGGGGTACTCGGCCATCCCCGTGTCACGCATAAGCAATGTGCAGAACTGAGCGAGTGAAATATCAGTCACTTGATTGATCTCATTGCTTGACTACATTTAAGCGTGTTCAGCCACCTATGTACTGGGAGATGGTTCCTCAAATCAGCTTTGAAAAGTTCGAGGACTTTTTCACTTATTACAAGGGAACACCTAACCAGAAGGAAGCGCTGGAACTTCTATGGAAGGGCGTCCCTTCGTCACTACTCAAGAACGACTCAACTTGGGTACTGAAATACAGGGAGCCCGAGCCCAAGAAAGAAAGCAAGATCCCGGCCCGTGCAATCGACCTGATCTGTGAGTTCGAGGGCTTCAGGGAGAACGTGTATGACGATGGCGTCGGGGTGCCCACCATTGGGTTCGGCTCCACCTTCTACGAGAACAATGACCGGGTGGCGTGGGGCGACCCGCCGATCACAAGGGATCGTGCCCGCTCATTGATGCTGCTGGTGTGCGAAGACTTCTGGGACTACCTGGAAAAGCACATTCCTTTTTGGAGTCAGATGACAGACGGCCAGAAAGGTTGCATCCTCTCATTCTCATATAACTGTGGCAAAGCGTTCTACGGATCATCTGGCTTCACGACTATTACTAACGTACTCAGTTCTCGCAACTACGCTGATATTGATTATGCATTACACCTATACATCAACCCCGGAAGCCCCACCGAAACCGGACTCCGCCGCAGGCGTGATGCCGAATACGCGCTCTGGTGTTCTTGATATTCCCTTAGAGACGCCGGGGTATGGTCGTCGTCGAACTGACGAAACGTTTTGGTAATAACTGAGAAGGCAACAGGCATCACATTGATGTGGCGCGGTGTCGCCTATGAACAGAAGGAATCCGAGTGGATATGGCCAGCCAATCAATGGCTGACCTACCGCAATCGCAGATACCGACCATGCACCAATCAAATGCACATTTTCTCTGGGGGATCAGCTGGCTGCTCCTCATCGGTGGGTGGCTCGGCGTCTTGCTGATCCAGCTTTAGTGCGTCGTACCACTCAAGTAGGGCGTCACGGGTTGTGGTGCCCTTGCCCAGCTTGAGTGCCTTGAGCACTGGCTTCCACTCGCTAGATGACCAGCAGGATCCTTTGTAATAGACGATAAAGCAATGTATGGGGCCTTCCCTTTGTTTTACATATTCAACGCGCAGGGATGGATCTGGGTTGAATACAAGCTTTTTCATGATCTGGGGCGGGTGGCCTTATCTGCTGCAAGTAAAGCAAAAGATTGTGCAGCAATAAAGCTCAGCAGGTCTCCTGCTTGCTGACCATCACATCTGTCGTCCTTCATTGGCTTCCCGAGCACCGACAGGGTGAAACATCCGGCAAGGACAAACAGGACAATCCCCAGCTGTGCGATGACGACAACGCTGACCAACTGGAAAGCGTTCTTCATTGAGTAACCAGCCGTTACTTCATTATGCGCACAACAAAACCCTCGATGGGTCTGAAGTCACCGAGGGTTCTGAAGCACAGGGCCGGGGCCAATGGGTCGTAGCTCTCCCCTTAATTCCGCGTCCGGAGGATCATGAAGCTGCCAGTGGTTGACCCGGACATGTTCAGCGCCTTCCCCCTAACAACAAGGGGGCCGACGAAGGCCCATGCGCGAGCTATAAAAGCATGACAGAACACTTGAATGGTGTCAATGATCTTTGAATTGCCTAACATCTTGGACCGTGATACGTGCGAGGAGTTCATTGAGTTCTACGAGAACAACCCACATCTGAGGCAGACAAACGACGCGCAACAACGCTTTAACGGTTGCGCCTTGCAGACACAGTTCATTGCCGAACCAGTGGGCCGGAAGATCCGCGCCGTGACCAGTCGGCTGCTGACCAAAGCCGCGCAGTTCTACAACCTGTCTGAGGTCTACCTGGACTATCAGACCATCACCGGCTGGGATGTGGGGCAGAAGATGGGGATGCACGCGGACAACGTGGATCAGGAACGCAACCCGCATTGGTATTGCAGCTGGCGTGACTACAGCTCAGTGCTGTATCTCAACCACAACTACGAAGGCGGGGAGACGGTGTTTAAGCACCAACGACAAAGGGCCGTCCCCACGCAAGGAACGGCCATCTTGTTTCCTGCCACCTACGGCTACACACATGGTGTGTCTGAGGTGAAGGGAGGGAAGCGCTACACGTTGAGCAGCTGGTTCACGATGCAAGCGGACCACTGCCAATGACTAGCGTCAGGGGCGGCAGGTGCTGCGCACCTACCTTTTCTTCTTTTTACGCTGTGGCTTTGGTGGCTTCTGACGTAACGACTCCACTGTCTCCGCATAACCGGGGGGTTCCGGAATAGGAGGCGAAGCGTTCGCCAGTATTCGGGTCCAGTTCATAGATCTCCGTAATAGCGACACGGGTCTTGGACCCTTCCCACTGGACCTGCACAACCTGCTCTGGGCCTTGAGCTGAATACCAACGGTGCTCACACCGATTGCAGGCCCTACGCCTGACTTTCTCGAATCCGTGCATATCAACGGACT